AGAGCTACTGGGAGGCGGGATTTCCCAAAATGTGGGAGATCTTTGCAAAAGCCGACAGGATAATAGGATTTAATTCGCTTGGTTTTGACGTCCCGGCTCTTTCTCCCTATTCTCCCGTCTCTTTTGCATCTTTGCCCCATTTCGACGTTTTTGCAAAAGTAAGAGATGTTGAAGGTAAAAGAGTTTCGCTGGAATCATTGGCCAAAGCTACCCTGGGGGCTGCCAAGATTGATACCGGCGAAAATGCCATCAAATACTGGAATGCGGGAGATGCGGAAAGCTTAAAGAAGCTGAAAGATTACTTCGAATCTCAATTGGGAATTATCAAGGCTAAAGACAACGAATCATCGCTTCAGAAGAAGAATGAGAAGCTGGCTGACTTAGGAGTAACCGACACAGAAGATCCCTTACTTGGAGAAACATACGTTGAGATGACCATGCACTATGTATTCAGACCAGAAGGAACAGAGTGGTTTGACAAAGAAGGTAAGAGTCACAAGACCGATGCAGAGCAGATAATCCTTTATTTGGAAGCTGAGGATCAATGCATCCTTTCTAAAAGACCACAGGAATACATTATCGGCACTACTCCAGATCATCACTGGAGAAACCACTACCGCTACCACTCATGGGGTGATGATGTAGACAAGCAGGACTTTTGGTCTGACGGGATAGCCGACATAGTGCGAACTCCAAATAAGGTTCTTAATGCTTGGTTCTCACAACTGGTTGAAAATAGAACACTTCGAAACTTCAACATGAACCTTTACGACTCTAATTTAGAAGGCTTTGTTCCACAGACTTGGGACGCTAAGGCTTGGGGAATGTATGGAGTACCAGTGCCGCCGGGTGGCAGGATTGATGATGTATTCAAACAACTACCAGTTGCTGATTTATCTGAATCATTGGATGAGATGACTTATGTTGTTTCAATGATTGAGAAGGCAACTGGAGCGACAACTACCCAGCAGGGTTCGGTTGAAGAGAAACAAATAACTTTAGGCGAGATTCAACTGGCCTTGGGCGAGGCTAAGGAGCGTATCAAGGGTATGAGTAAGTTCTACACTCCGGCGTGGAAGGAAAGAGGAACTAAATTTCTTAAATTAATTGAGGCGGCCTCTGATAAACTGGATGCTGTTAAAATCCATAAGAAAGGTAGAAATACAGACAACATATTTACAAGGGAAATCGCTCCTAAAGATTGGATGACTGAGCTAGGTTATACAACTAAGGTATGGAGTCAGGATGAGAAGGCGACTAATGACTCTCAGGCACTTGAAAAGTTAAATGCGGCGGTTATTAATATCCCCGGCAATCCTAAACTAATTGAGGTTTATCAGAGAAAGTTACTTGAATTTGCTGGATTGACACCTGAGGAAATTAATACTATAATGGAAACGGAGAAACAAAAACAAGAGATGATGACAAATGCGGGAGTTATGGCTCAACCTATGGGACAACCGGGTTTACCACAGAAGCCACAACAACAGCAATTACCAATTAGACCTAAAATTCAATGAGTCTTATAGACGACATACTTAAAAAATATAATCTTAAATACGAAGAACTTACTCCCGATGAACGGACTACATTTCATACAATGTTGGATGCTATTGAAGGAAAATCGCTCTCCATTGAAAAGATAAAGGACTTTATAATTTCAATGAAGTATGCGGTTGAACAAGAGTTGGTTAAGGTAGGCAATAACAATAAACAGGATACTTTCTTAAAAGCAAGACTAAAAAATTATATGCTCTTGGAAGCATTTTTAACTTCGCCTGAGAAGGCGAAGAAGGCACTAGAGCAGTCGTTATCAAATATTCATAAGTAAGTTATTATAAATTGTATCCAAACCCTAGTAATAGGACGGTTAAAACAATATGAAAAAAGCTACAAAAGAGGAACTTGAGGCCTCTCTAAAAGAAACTCAGGAAAAAGCTGATTTAGAAGTTAAAGAAGAAGAAAAGGAAATAGAAGAGATAAAAGAGAAAGAGGTTGAGGAAAAAAAAGTAGAGGAAAAGGCAATGGCGGAAGAGCGGGAAAGATTAAGAAAATTAGAAGAGGAAAGATTGGAAAGGGAAAGAATTGAAAAAGCTAAGAAAGAAGAAGAGAAAGAACCTGACTACAAAGAAAAGTTTAGTGAGTCATCCCGTGAAGCTCAAAAGATACACGCTAAGAATAGAAAACTTAATGAAGGTATTTCTAAAGCCAGTGAAATAAATACCGTAGATGATGAAGAGTTGAAAGTAGAGTATCCCGACTGGGATGTAATGAGCGAGACCGAACAAAAGTTAGCCCGTAAAAACTTAATCAACGATAAAAGATTTGCGGTGGTTACACAGGCAACCGAGGAAGCGAAGAAAATAGAGAAATGGGGGGATGATGTTGATAAATTCGTTGGTGATCCAAAAACATTAGCAGATTATCCTGAAATTGACGGTAAGGAAGAAGAATTTAAGACATTTGCTAATGAGACATTAAATCACGCTGTACCTTTTAAGGTATTAGTGTCAGCATTTTTACACGATATGAGTACAAAGAGAATTAAAAATAAAGGTAAAATGTTTGAAGTCGGTAGCGGTGGGCCTAATGAAAAGTTAAAGACAAAAGGCGATAAAATTTCACTTGATGAGGCGGCTAAACTGATGAAAACGGACTATAAAAAGTATAAGGAACTTTTGCTTAGTGGGAAAATAGATAGTACTATTGAATAGATAAATTTCAAATACTGTTGACAAGATTTATCTAACGCTTCTATCATTTATATAGAAGGTCTCCAAACCTCTTTCATAGAGACGGAAAAATACTTCATATTATTATTTCATAAATTCAATATGGCAGCTAGAGCAACAACCTTAGCACAAGGTTTTTCTCAGAAGTTGATGTTGGAAATGTACGACAAAGATCTCTCTGGACAAATCACTAATACTGATTATGAAGGTGAGATTAATGCCGTTGGATCAAAACTCAACATCTTGAACTTCGATCGTATAACTGAAAGAACTTATGCGAATACAGCGTTAAGTGCGGCAGATTCTTTAACAGAGAATAATGCCCAGTTAGTAATTGATCAGTATAAATCCTTTTACTGGAAGGAAAAAACTCTTGATAATTGGCTTTCCTACATCAAGAATCCTCATCCGACAATCGTGAGCCAAGTGGCTAACGAAAGAAACAAGAATAAAGATGAGTATTTGTTCGGTTTGTATGGAGATATAGGAGCAGGTCACAGAGTTGGTACTGATCATGCAGACGGAACAGTAGCTGTCGCCCTAACAACTGGGGTAGTTACAGGTTCAGGTACGAATTTTACAGTCAGTATGGAAGGCAAAGGATTTAAAGCCGATGGTCACACAACTTGGTATAGAGTTAAAACTTATACATCTCCAACTCAAATAACGATTGAAGATGATAAGGATGATGCTACATCAGCTTATACCGGTGCGGCTATTGCTGGATCGTCTACTTATACAATCGAGGCTAAAACAGCCGTAAGTATTACGACAGCCAATCTTCTGCAATATGTTGGTCAGATCAAAAAGAAATTAGATCTTGCAGAATTTAACGGTTATAACAGTGTTCCTGATACTGATAGATTTCTATTAGTTCCTCCTGAGTTTGAGTATAACTTAGTGAGGGCATCAGGGATAGCTCTACATGTTCCGGAAGTTTATTCGGAACTTGTTAAAAAGGGATTTATCACTGAACTATTAGGATTTAAGATATTCAAGACTAATAGATTGTCAGGTGATAATACGGATGGATACCACATCATCGCAGGACATCCAAATTGGATGACCTATGCTGAAAAGGTACTTGATGCAAGAATTGAAGAAGATCTCATTGGAGACTTCGGTTCAGCATACAAGGATTTGTTCGTCTATGGTGCGAAAGTAACTGATCCAAGACGACACTATGCCGCAGAATTATTTGCGACATTTGCCTAAGGAACTAGGATTAGAAGTTGGTAAGGGGGAAGCCTAAAAAACTTCCCCCAAGCCAAAACAAACTATGTCAACATTCGAACTTATAGGACAGCTTTCAAAAAGGGATCAGAAAAAGATTCTAAAAATACTTGCGATAAATAGTAGCAAAAGAACATCTGCCGAAGCGTCTTATCTTGCGGCAATTCTTCCTTATCAAAACAATGAAGTTATCAGATATGGAGAGAAAACAGATTTATCGGATGAAAGCGGTTTGATCTTAGAAGCGGAGGGAAATACCTTACCTACGGGATATGCCGGATTTAAGGTGGGTGCGTTCTTCCGAGACTTAGATAAAACCGGAAATAATTTATATCTTAATACCGGAACTATCACATCGGCCGTTTGGTCGCTTGTAGGATTCCAAGTACCATCAGCTTCTCCATCACTCAGTGCGTCACTTTCTCCTTCCCCATCGCCATCGCTTTCGCCTTCTCTATCGGCGTCCTTATCGTCAAGTCTTTCACCGTCAAAGTCAGCCTCGCTCTCTCCGAGCTTGTCATCAAGCTTATCGGCAAGTTTAAGTCCATCTCTGTCTGCCTCTCTATCACCGTCAGTCACAGAGAGCGCTTCTCCATCTTTGTCACCTAGCTTATCGCCATCAAGTACAGAAAGCGGTACTCCGTCAGCGAGTCCTTCACTTTCAGCCTCACTTAGCCCAAGTCTTAGTGAATCATTGTCACCGAGCTTGTCAGCGTCATTGTCTCCTTCTGTTACGGCCAGTGCTTCGCTTTCTCCTTCATTGTCAGAAAGTTTGTCTCCTTCATTGTCAGAAAGTTTGAGTCCATCTTTGTCACAATCACCATCATTGTCAGCAAGTTTATCACCGTCGCTCTCACCGTCTTTATCACCGTCGCTCTCACCGTCTTTATCACCAAGCCTTTCACCCTCAGTTACAGCCAGTGCCTCGCTTTCACCGAGTCTATCACCATCGTTAAGTCCGTCACTTTCAGCAAGTCTTTCTCCTTCTTTATCAGCAAGTCTTTCTCCTTCTTTATCGCAATCACCGAGTCTCTCGCCATCACTATCACCTTCTGTTACGGCCAGTGCTTCTCCAAGTTTATCGCCTTCGTTAAGTCCGTCATTAAGCACTTCTTTGTCATCAAGTTTAAGTGCCTCTCTTTCTCCAAGCCTCTCATCATCATTATCAGCTTCTCTATCAGCGAGTTTGTCAGAGAGTTTAAGTCCATCACTTTCTTCAAGCTTGTCACCAAGTTTGAGTCCGTCATTGTCAGCTTCTCTATCGCCATCAGCCAGTCAATCGCCATCACACAGTATCTCGCCTTCTCCGTCAGCGTCAGTTAGCCCGTCACTTAGCCCAAGTCTTAGTCCATCAACTTCAACCAGTTTGTCAAAGAGTTTATCACCTTCTTTAAGTTCAAGTTTAAGTCCATCATTATCGGAGAGTTTAAGTCCATCACCAAGTCCGTCACCTTCGTTAAGTCCGTCATTGTCACCAAGTGCTTCGCTCAGTCCGTCTACATCAGTTAGTACGTCAGAGTCTCCAAGTCCATCCTTTCCGTTCTAATTGACAAATAATTAAAATGTCTGTATATTATATGTATGCCAGTTATAAGCGTAATCATTCCTTCTCGCAATGAGCCTTATTTAGAAAAAACAATTCAAGATATTCTTAAAAAAGCCAAAGGGGAAATAGAAGTTATAGCGGTACTTGATGGGTATTGGGAAAAAGCGGAAAATATAGTTAACGATAAACGGGTTATCTATCTTCATTACTCAACCCCCAAAGGAATGAGAAATGGCATAAATAATGCAGTTGAGATAGCTAAGGGGGAATTTATCTTAAAGTGTGATGCTCACGTTATGTTTGCTCCCGGCTTTGATACGCAACTTGTTGCTGATCATCAGCCTTACTGGGTGGTTGTTCCCCGGCGTTTTGCCTTGGATCCTGTTAAGTGGGAAATTATACCTAATTCTAAATATCCGATTGATTATATGTATCTTGACTCTAACTTACATGGTGTTGAATGGCGGGAGAAGAATACTATTACTGATACTTTGCCTAAGATAGATGAGTTGATGAGTAGTCAGGGTTCTTGTTGGTTTATGACTAAAGCCTATTTTAAAATGCTTCGATTATTGGATGAGGAGAAGTACGGTATATTCTGGAATGAGTTTCAAGAGGTAGGACTTAAAACATGGACTTATCAGGGAAAAGTGATGGTTAATAAAAATACTTGGTATGCTCATTGGCATAAGACCGAGAGTAGAGGATATAATTTAGATAGATTAGATCACGACAAGGCTATCGTACAAGTTGAGAAGTGGAAAACTAACATGGCTTGGCTGGAACAACAGAGACACCCATTATCTTGGCTTATTAAGAGGTTCTGGCCTGTTCCTACATGGGATAAAAGTTATGCTGATAAAGAGGTAATAGATGATGAGGTTATGTTTTGGAGGAAATGGTTACTCGGTAGACGGGGGGAAAAACATGCTAAGTTAAGACCTTTAAATAAAGAGATAATAGAGATGATAGGGGATAAAAAAGAAGTGACAATTGCCGATATTGGTAGTGGGCCGGTATCAATGATAGGATATACCTGCGAGGGGGTTAAGGTCAATTATGTACCTTCAGACCTTTTGGCTGAGGAATATAAAAAGCTATATGAATTTCATAAACTTTACCCGCCAGTGTATCCCGAATATCAAGACATGACGGCTCTTACCTATAAAGATAAGACTTTTGATATTGTTCATTGCCGTAATGCCATAGATCATTCAAAAGACGCTCACAAGTCGGTTAGTGAAATGGTTAGAGTGTGTAAGAAAGGTGGCTACGTATACTTGTGGCATTTTAAGAAAGTGGCTAAAATGATGGGGTATACTGGGATGCACCAGTGGAATATAGAGCTGACTAAAAACGGTGATTGCTCATTTTATAATAAAGATAGACAGTTTTTGTTATCAGAATTTGGTGAATTTAAAAATCAAGAAATAGTTAAAAGTCATAATGTTATTATTTCAAAACTACATAAATGATTTCATTTTTTACCCATAGCGGAGGAGCAGGAATAATCAGAGGCGAACAGATAGCTAAACACTTAGGAGCTAAACTTAATCCTAAAGATGGATACGAGGATGACATTTGTATCTATGTAAAATGTGTTCCTCCTGAAAATTATCCTGATAAAAGTTATGTAGATGTGGTGGAATATTCGGCAGGACTTAAATGGGTTGACAAACATTTGGAAGTTGGAGTAATTGCCTCTTCTAAATCAATCTATGATTATCTTAATCATAGATTAGACAATAAAATAGTTTTTATTCCTCAACATCATTGTAACTTTAATCGTGAGGTTAGAACAAGAAAAGAGGT